GCATTTGCTGAGGCATTTGCTGAGGCATTTGCTGAGGCATTTGCTGAGGCATTTGTACTGGAGGCATTTGTCCTTGTGGCATTTGAGGCATTTGAGGGGGCATCTGTTGTCCATAAGGAGCGCCATAACCAGGATAATTACAAGATGGTGCAACATTACCTGGTTGCTGTCCTGCATTTAATCTATAATTATCATTATTATTTGGAGCAAAGTTTGGTCCACATTGTTGATTATTTTGATTATTTTGATTATTTTGATTATTATTTAAATTTCTATTAGCAGATGCTACTTCTTTTTTAGTTACATTTTCTATTATATTTTTAATATTGGGTGGAAAATTATTATAGGGTTCTACATTTCTATTTCTAAAAAATAAAAATACTATTAATACTATAATAGAAAGTGGTATTAAAAGTTGCATAATGTTTTCCATACTAATCTCAAATTTCATTTTATAATTAGTAAATATATTTTATTTTTTATAATATAACTAAATCTTCTATTTTTATATATTCAAAATTATTATTTATTGACCTTTTTATAATAAATGGAATTTTCATTTTTTTTAATTCTTCTTCTGCTACTTCTAATACATTATTATATTTATCAGCATTTGGTATTAAAGGTAATGCACCATCCGCTAATTGTTCTGCGCGTTCAGATAATATTTTTGTTTTTTCATATTTATTCAATATTTTTGATGTTTTAATTTCTGTTTTATATTCTTTATAAAATGTATTAAATTCTTCAATACTTACTAAAGATGATTTATAATCATTATCAGATATATCTTCTAATTCTAAATTTTCGTCTTCATTATCTATATCTTTATCATCTATATTATCAATATCTTCATAATCATCAAAAATAGTTTCAAGTACATCTGAATCTTCTTCGTCTGACATATCTATTATTTTTAATATAATAAAATAATTTTAAATCAAATTAATTTTTTATATATTTGTCCACGAATGATTACAAGTTGTACATTTATATAAAAACTTTAATTCATTTACATCATATTTATAACTGATAAAACTAAATTTCTTTTTAGAATTATTAGTAGCACATTCATCATTAGGACATTTAACATTTTTAGCATCTTTTGTTATAGATAAAGTAGGGTCTTCTAATAAATATGGATTCCTATTAATAATATTACTTATATCTACCTTTTTTTTTGTATTTATTAGTTTATCAAAATTATCCGGATTTTCAACTGTTAAACATACTTTACATCCATTAAATATATTGTTTTCATCATCTATATAAGTATGCATTAAATTATTACAATTTTTACAAAATGTAATTATATTATCATACTTATTAGCTGGTTTAGTTTCAACTGACATATATATAATTTAATATAATTTAATATAAATTATTATTTTTAAATCAAATTATTTTATTATAAAATTTTTAATAGACCAAAATAACTTATTATATTCAATTAATATTTTAATTCTATATATATTAATTGATAATGCGAAATTATCTTTTTCTTTCTTCTCAGATAATTTTTTTAATATAATCTCTTTATTATCTATATAATTTTTATTAATTATATCTTGGAATAATAAAAATCCTTGTGGTATATTTCTACTATGTTTAAAAAAATGTGATCTAATATTTTCATATTCTACTATTGTCTTATAGTCTGTACTTATATGACCTGTATATTTTTCAAATCCAGGTTCATTCATTAAAGGACTATTATTTAATAATGATTGTATTGATAATAATATACAAGATATATCCATTGAAGCCGTCCAAGGTGGTCCTTTCCAAGTACCTAATACAGATAAACATACTTTTCCATTTACATACATATTTGGATGTATTCTTACAGCACTACTTGTTCTATAAGTAATAACAGGTGGAACATTTGGATAATTTGTAGGAAATTCTATATTAAAAAAATATAATCCCCCAAAATAAATAGTATCCTCTGGACCTATAATTAAAGCTTTCGCATTTAAAAAATTTTCTTCATCAAATTCTAAGTATATATTATTTTTCTTTAAATCTTCTATAGTTTTTACATCTTTTTTTAGTATTCTTTTAATAGCCGCTTTCATTGTTAATTAATTATTATATTATTAATTATTATATTAATAATTTTAAATAAAAATATAAAAAAGAAATCTTATAATTTATTGTAAATTTTTTACTAAAATTTTATAATTTATTGTAAATTTTCATTCAAAGTTGTATTTATATTAATATTATTAATAGTTAAATTATCTAAATTATTTATATTATTGTTATTTTGTTTTGTATTATTATTATTAATATCATTTCTATTATTTAATACTTCTTCAATTAATGCTGTATTTATATTATTAATAACATAATCTTCTATTTCTCTATTTTCTTCAGATATAGTATTCTCTGTTGTTATATTATTTCCAGAACCATTAATAATAACATTAAATATATTATTTTCAACATCTTTAGGATAAATATTTAAATTATTATCTTTATCCATATCCTTTTTAATATTAGTATCATCAGCATTTTCACCTAATGATATATTTAAAGGTTCATCTGTTATATTACTTAAATTATTATCTATAAAAACTTGATAAACATTTTCATTCATATTTTTCATAGTTACTTCATTTATTGAATTCAATTCACTATTACTTAAATTACAAGTATCACCTTTTAAAACATTATTTTTATCTTTAATACATTTATCTAACATACCATGAGAATTTCTTATTCTTAAATCTAAATAATTACATTCTTTATCATATTGTATTAAATCCATTATATATATATATTTACATTATAAAAATTTGAATTAATTTTTTTTTAAATTACAAAAGCAAATTTATGTTGTTATTTTTCAAATACTGGTCAAAAAGAAGAAGATACATTGGATATATATTTATTATTTTCTTACTTTATCTAATACATATTTTATTGTGTAATATAAATATTTAAAAATGGATGATAAAGATATTTATTATAGAAGTAAAATATCATATGATTTTATATCAGACTTTAATGATGTAATGGATAGACAATTTGAAATATATAAAAAGAATTTAATTAAAGAAATAATAAAAGAATTAGATGAAAAAATACTTAAAAATATCAATACAAATAATAATAATATTATAAATGGTAGCAATAGGGATTGATTTAGGAACTACTTATAGTTGTGTTGGATGGTGGAAAGACAATAGGTGTGATATTATAGCAAATGATCAGGGTAGTAGAACAACACCATCTTATGTTGCATTTACAGATAACGAAAGATTAATAGGGGAGTCTGCTAAAAACCAGGCTTCTAATAATAGTGCTAATACAGTATATGATGCTAAAAGATTAATCGGTCGTAAATTTTCAGATCCAATTATTAAAAATGAAATATCTAATTTTCCATTTAAAGTTAAACCAGATGATAGTGATAAACCTAAAATTGTAGTTGATTATAAGAATGAAGAAAAAGAATTCCATCCAGAAGAGATTTCTTCTATGGTACTTATTAAAATGAAAGAAATTGCTGAAGCATATGCAGGTGAAACTGTAACTGATGCAGTAATTACAGTTCCAGCTTATTTTAATGATTCACAAAGACAAGCTACTAAAGATGCAGGTCAAATTGCTGGTTTAAATGTTTTAAGAATTATTAATGAACCAACTGCAGCAGCAATTGCTTATGGTTTAGATAATGATACTTCAACAGAAAAAAATGTTTTAATTTTTGATTTAGGTGGTGGTACATTTGATGTATCTTTACTAACTATTGAAGATGGTATTTTTGAAGTTAAGGCAACTGCAGGAGATACTCATTTAGGTGGTGAAGATTTTGATAATTTATTAGTTAATCATTTTAAGAGTGAATTTAAATTAAAACATAAGGCAGATATTTCTGATAATCCAAAATCTATTAGAAGACTAAGAACTGCTTGTGAAAGGGCAAAAAGAACATTATCAAACAGTGCTACTGCTACTATTGAATTAGATTCACTTTATAATGGTATTGATTTTTTTACTAGTATTTCGCGAGCTAAATTTGAAAGTTTATGTATGAATTTATTTCAAAAATGTTTAGAACCAGTTACTCAGGTTTTAAAAGATTCTAAAATTAGTAAGAGTAAGGTAGATGAAATTGTTTTAGTTGGAGGTTCTACTCGTATTCCAAAAATTCAAGAATTGTTGACTACTTATTTTAATGGTAAAGAATTATGTAAATCAATTAATCCAGATGAAGCAGTTGCTTATGGTGCTAGCGTTCAAGCTTCTATTTTGGGAGGCACAAATCAGAAAGATGATAAAGCAAATGATATTTTATTATTAGATGTGGCTCCATTGTCTCTTGGAATTGAAACTGCTGGTGGTGTTATGACTAAATTAATTGATAGAAATACGACTATTCCAACTAAGAAATCACAAACCTTTTCTACTTATGAGAATAATCAAACTACTGTATTAATTCAGGTATTTGAAGGTGAAAGGGCTTTAACGAAGGATAATAATTTATTAGGAACTTTTAATTTAGAAAATATTCCGCCTGCTCCACGAGGAATTCCACAAATTGAGGTTACTTTTGATATGGATGCTGATGGAATTATGAATGTAGAAGCACTTGAAAAGTCTTCAGGTAAAAAAGAAAATATTACAATTAAGAATGATAAAGGAAGATTAAGTAAAGAAGATATTGAAGAGATGATTAATAATGCTGAAAAATATAAAGATGAAGATAATAAGATTAAGTTATTAATAGAAGCAAAGAATAATTTAGAAATGGTTTTATATCAAACAAAGGGAATGGTTGAAAATGAAGATATTAAGAAAAAAATGAGTGAAGAAAATATTGGAAAAATTATTTCCAAATGTTCTGAAATAGAAGAATGGGTAGCAACTAATTCTCAGGAAGTAGAAGAATATGAAAATAAAAAAGATGAATTAGAAGAATTATTAAAAACTATTCACGAAGAAGACTTAAGTGAAGATTTGGGTAAACAACCACTACAAACTGAAGAAGAAACTCCAATTGAAACTGTAATTGATGAAATTGATTAAAATTTAAAAAAATAATAATATTATATATTTAATAATTAATGGAAGGAAATCAAAATCAACCAAATAATAATAATAATGAAACTGATAATAGTAATAACCAACAACAACAAGCCGAAAATAATACTTTAATACCAGATGATATTGGTAGTGGTTATCCAGAAATAGTTATGCCTATTAATGTTTTATTAGATAGATTAATTAGTACAAGACAAATGGATAATAATGATATGCTAAGTGGTCCTCCTCCAAGTAATCCAATGCAGTATGATCCAAATAATCCAATCCAAAATAGTCCTATGCAACATGTTCCAAATAATTTAGTTAATCAAGGACAACTACCTCATCCAATTCAACCACCTCATCCAATTCAACCAGTTAATCAAGGTCAACCAGTTAATCAAGGTCAACCAATTAATCAAGGACAACTACCTCAACCACCTCATCCAATAGAACCAACTCAACTACCCCATCCAATTCAACCAATTCAACCAGTTAATCCAATTGATTTATTCCAAAATTCTATATTACCAAATAATCCACTTTTTAGGTTAATACATAGAAGTATTGAATTAGTTCCTCAAACACAAATAGTAGATGATATTACTAATATATTAAATGAATCATTTAATGCAGAGGAAAAGAAAAATAAGGCAACAAAAAAAGAGTTTTTAGATTCATTAGAAATTAAAGAATATAAAGAAGGTGATCCAGAAAGAACTTGTTCAATTTGTTTTGATAAATTAAAAGTGTCTGATAAATATATTTGTTTGCCTTGTAATGATGAACATTGTTTTCATATAGAAACTTGTGAAAATTGTGATGGTATTAAACCTTGGTTAGATGAAAATAATACTTGTCCAGTTTGTAGATATGAATTACCAGCAGAAGAAGTGGAAGAACAAGAAGAACAAGAAGAAAATATACCAACAGAACCACTTACTACAGATCAACTATTAGAAAATGAAAATAGTGAAACACCTGAATCACATATATCAGAACAAACAGCGGAACAAGTATTAGAAGGAGAAGATGAAAGTAATACAGAAGATGAACCACAATTAGTACATGAAACACAATTTATAGTAGTACCAGAATCAGATAGGAGACAATTAACACCTGAGGATAGAGAAAGAATTGTTCAATTAATTCAACAAAGAATTAATAGTGCTTCACAAAATTCTGTAATGCGAAATATGTATAATGGAATATCAGAGGATGGATTTTCTGATATGGATATGGATGAAGCGATTAGAAGGTCGTTAGAATAAATTATTATTTAAATATAATATTATTATATAATATAAAAATGGGTGACATAAATATTAAAAATGTAAATTCAATACCGGATCATATAAATACTTTCTTAGAGAATAATAAAGATAATATAATTAAAATATATAATGATGAAAAAGAAGCAAATAAAGGTGTTTATGGAATAATATTAATACAAATAAATTTAGATGAGAATAAAGTAGATATTACTTATATTACTAAAGAAATAAATGAAACAGCTGGTGTATTAATGCCTGAAATGTGGAGAGATTATGAAACAAAAAAGAAACAAATTATATATATAATTGATAAAACACATGGTAATTTTGTTATTGATTTAAATGATACAGTCTAAATTTTAAACTTAAAGTTATATCTATCTTTTTCTTTTAATTTTGTTCTTTTGGATAAATGATTTAAATATCTTTCTGATAATTTATATTGTTTTTTTTTAGTTTCTTTAAGATATTCTAATCTAACCTTCATTATCATAGCGACTTGCCATATTCTTTTATGAGGATATTTTTTATCCATATATAATTTTTCTAATTTTTTTATTGTATTTTTAACATCTTCTAAAGTTTTATATTTAATTGGAATTGTATCTGATGGGTCTTTATCTATGTAAACATCAAATGATTTAGAAGGATTTTTAGGATTAAATAAAAATTCTTTCTTTATAGATTTCTTCTTAGATTTCTTTTGAGGTTTCTTCTTAATAGATTTTTTCTTTTTTGGTGTTCTTTTCTTTTTAGTTGATTTTTTTTTTGGTGTTCTTTTCTTTTTAGTTGATTTCTTTTTAGTTGATTTCTTTTTTGGTGTTCTTTTCTTTTTAGTTGATTTCTTT